TTGGTGGCCCCTGCTGGACTTGAACCAGCGACCAAGCGATTATGAGTTAAAGTGTAACCCCTTACCTGAAAATACTTATATATAATTTTCAATAACTTAACTGAAACCAAAATACTGTATAAATAACCAGAAATACTCTAAAATACTCCTTTGCGGTATCCTATAGGTATCCTAGAGCAAAACAAGCGATTTGCAGGATGCCCCGATCGCTTGGTGTGGAGTGTTTGTGGAAACATTCAAATTTACTAAAACTAAGCTCGAAAGCCTCCCACCAGCCGAACGTGGACAGGTTGAGTACGGCGATACGATCGTTAATGGCCTGCGCATCCGTATTGGCACCAGTGGTGTGAAAAGCTTCTGTATCTCTCGTAAGAGAAATGGAAAATTCATCCGCGCCACGCTGGGCCGTTTCCCGGATCTTACAGTTGATAATGCCAGGGCAAAGGCACTCGAAATGTTGGGCGACGTAGCGATCACCGGGAGAAATCCTAATGTGGAAAAGCGTGTCAATGAGAAGGCATCTGTCACGCTTGCCGATGCGCTGGATGCCTATATTAAAAACCGTGGCCACCGCCTGAAACCCACAACCGAAAAGCAATATCGCGCTATCTTGCAAAATTACTCCGGCGACTGGATGAAACAGTCCCTCGCTACCATTTCGCGTGAACGTGTTGAACATAGGCATAAAGCGGTGACTGATGGCTCTGTCTGGTTTGGCGCTGATAAAGAAACGCTCAGAGCAGGGGTAGGAACCGGTAGTAAAGCCCAGGCAGACCTGTGGGCTAGAGCACTCCGCGCCGTTTATCGTTTTGCACATGATCATTACCGTGACGAAGAAGGGATAACGCTGTTACCTGACCCGCCAACACTGGTGCTGAGCACAAAACGTCAGTGGCATGGAACGGTCAGAAAGACAGAACGCATCCGCACCCATGACTTTGCTCGTTGGTTAAATGCCGTCGCTGTAGTTCGTGTTAAGGCCGAAGAAGGACGGGACGATGTAGCTGCAGCAATATGTGACGCTGTAGAAATGTCGATGTTCACCGGGCTGCGTAAATCCGAAATATTCGAATTAACATGGGATCGGGTGAATATTGGCGGTCGCTATTTCTGGATAGATACCACCAAGAACGGCGATCCGCTGGAGCTACCGATAACTGAAACGCTGCTAAATTTGTTTCGTCGCCGGCTGAAAATGAAAAGCGGAAATGAGGTTTTAGTGTTTCCTGGTGCTAAAGGAATTATTAAAGAATATCGCCATGTTATTGAGCGTATCAGTGCCGCCACTGTTCCTGACCCAAATCCTGATATGCTCCAGCCAATTCCTTTCAAATGGCACGATGCCCGCCGTACATTCGGTACAGTTGCCGAGCTGGTTGGCGTTGGTAGTTATATTCTCAAACGACTGATGAACCACCGAACGATGCGTAGTGCAGATGTTACTCAGGGCTATCTTCATTTTGGTGCTGATGAACTACTCGAGCCAGCTACCCGAATTGAACGGGCCATCCTGGAACATGCTGGGTTTGTGGAAAGCAAGAAAGCCATTGATGCACAATTATTGTCTGCGTTAGGCAATTTGACTGATGAAGAGAAGCGTAAGATGCTTTTTGAAATACTAAGCCAAAATCATATGCAGGTTAAGAAATGAGTTACTTAAAACGAGTGGATGCCGAGCATGTGGCAAGAATGTATGCCTTTCAGCAATTGGTAAAAAGTTACTCTTCGGAAAACGCTGATGAGCATGTGAATCGTATTGAAAAAGAAATAGCTGGGAAAACTATTAAAGAAAAGAAATGGATAGCGAATAGCCTCACCGAAATGCACATGGTAGAGAAAAACAGGCCGTTATCGGATGATGAAAATGTGTTGGTTAAAGCTGTGAACGTACTAACAGTTCTTGGATATACAGATCTAGCCAAGGAGTTAGGCGCTTTGGCAGACAGAGTTGGGCGATGTGTGACGTTATCAGATGTTTATATGAATCACATTATTGACGGTGCGGTGAAAAAAAATAGAAGTGACGCAGCCTCAGGACACCGACATCATTTGCATGATGAAATTGTGGCAATTATCAAAACCACCTGGGAGAAAAACCCTGCTTTATCTAAAAAGAAAATGATCGCAAAGTTGATGAATCGTTATGAGGGGCGAGTGGATGAAGGAACGGTGGATAGCTGGATAAAAAAAGAAAAGTTATTACCGCCTAAGCCTAAGAAATACATTAATTCTGATTTGTTTTTTCCACCGGAGTACGCATAGCGCTAGATTACAAAATAGGGAGGGGGAATAGCTGATACCCCTCCCCATAAGTAGCTCTCCATCCTGAATATTTGCTTCTCACCTTATTGGCGAAAAATCAAAACATTAGAGTGGCCTCGTTGTTAACCAATAATACACGGAGCTACTTATGCATTTGGTTGAATCGAATTATTCTAAAAGACTCACTCGTAATGAGGCCGCAGCTCATCTTGGTGTGAACCCCCAGACGTTGGCGAACTGGGCGCATACTGGCAAGGTAAAAATTCCCTTTCATAAGGTCGGTCGGAAGGTCATTTACTTCAAGTCTGATCTGGATGCTTATCTGGATTCCACCCGCAGAACGCAGACGGTTTAAGGGGCTGGATATGGTACATAAAACAAAGGCGGCCATGCCGGGCCGCCAGAGTTACAACGTCTTATTGAAGTGTATACAAGGTACCAGGCCCAGCGCTGGTGGTCAAAATCAGGCTTTTGGCTCAATACCTAATTTGCGAAGCTTTTCCCGGCAGGCTTCTTTAACCCAAGAGCTGAACTGTCCCGGGCCAGCAGCATTGTTTATTTGCTCAAGTAGTTCGTCTTCAAAGCGTATGTTTTTGGCCGTGCTGCTCGAGCGGTCAAAGTCGCGTTTAGGCTTTTTTTCTTGCATTGGTATATACCAGTCGTGTAGAGTGAATGCTGATGGTATATACCATCTGCTTTTGAAGCAAGTTTTAAAAACAGCGAAGCCCGGAAGTGCGCGAACACTAACCGGGCTTCTGACCAAACCGTTAATAGGAGTAACAGTTATGGCTGGAATACAGCATATCCAAACTCACCCTAAATTTACATGGCTATTCCTCGGTATACCGAAGGGGCAGACCTGCACGCCTGTAGTTATCCGCATTGCCGCCGATACCGAAGAAGAAGCCCGCGAATGGTATTCCCGCTGGGATCTAACCTTTGCCGCGAAGATTCGCTCTGAGTGCTCTCTGTACCAGTATGCAAGCGGCGTTTACGAACTGAATGTGATGGGTGGGCATCATGGATAACCAAATCCCTATGCTGAATGTCTCACTGCATGTCTCCCCTAATTTTTCCGGTCGTATTTTGCTTTATGTTGAAAATGGTTTAGTTAAAGGAGATACGGTATTACGTCCGGATGAAATTATAGGTACGCCATCACTCTTTGATCACATCCTTGAACGCGCTGGTTATCGCGTAACGCCAGTCAAAAAGGACTAACGCCATGAAAAAGAAAATTAACAGCTTAACTGCTGGTGGCTCTGCTCGTTCTGAAATCGAACCTCACAGCCGTTGGAAAGATTCTTACGGTGAAAAAATCACTGTCATCGGTACAACTGAAAGCAGCATTACCTATGTGCGTGATGGTTATTCCCGTGAGTGTGTGTGTTCGGAGTATCGCTTTCGTAATGATTTTATTTTTTTGCAGGAAGAAACAGAAAAAAGCCAGCTTGTCGCCAGAGAAAACGGGCGTAAAAAAATTGCGGCGTTGCGTTCTGCGTTGCCTCTGAGTGTTGGATCTGACGGATGGGATAAGGGGCTGAAATGAAACGAGCACCGAACTTAAAATTTCTGCCAAAGGAAAAATTTACAGAGGCGATCATTTTTGCCGGGACTGATGCTTACGCTCATGCAAAGGGATGGGAAGAGGGGCTGGGTAAACAAATTGCCGAAGATACAACGCCTCCTATCTATCTGGGGCCAAAGCAACTGGCGGAACTGGATAACCTTCAAATTGTTGATAAAGGTCGCCGTAGCGCCCGTGTATATATTGCCGGAGATATTGAGCCGATACTGATTAACACTATTGGTGAGAAGCTGGCGCGGGCCGGAGTGCAGGACGCCAAATTGTATAAGGGCATTCCCGACCATGAGCCGGAGGACTGGAAAGAATATCTTTCCCGTATTCGGGAACAGGTTGATGCCACTGTGCTTGAGGATTCAATGCTGCACAGTCTCCCCCTTAGCGTAGGTTCTGATGGGTATGATCAGGAACAGGACTACACCCTCAAAAGCTACCTGCCAGCAAACAGTCTGAGCAGCATCTATGGCCCCAGCGGTTCATACAAGAGTTTTCTGGCCGTGTCGTGGGCGTGCCATATTGCTGCCGGGGTGAAATGGGCTGGAAAATCTGTATCAGGTGGCGCTGTGATGTACGTGGTGGGCGAGGGTGGCATTGGTGTCCCGCGGCGTATTAAAGCCTGGGAGAAAAAACACGGGAGAAAGCTGGATAACCTGTATCTGGTCAACCGTCCGGTTTTCCCGGTTCGTCGTGAGGAAATGCAGGAAATGATCAAAGCGGCACGTGATGTTAAGGCCAGAACGGGGCAGCCGGTGCGCCTGATTGTTGTCGATACGCTGGCGCGGTGCTTCGGTGGTAATGATGAAAACGATGCTCGTGACATGGGGGCGTTTATTGAGGGCTGTGACGTTATCAAGCGTGAGACAGGCGCTACTCTGCTGGTGGTGCATCATTCAGGTAAAGACGATACCAAAGGTGCGCGAGGTTCCAGTGCTTTCAGGGCGGCGCTTGATGCTGAGTTCAACATCCGGCGCGAGGGGGACGGTGGGGCGATAATCCTGACCTGTACGAAGATGAAAGATGCGGAGGAGCCGAAACAGGCCGCATTCGATTTGCGACCTGTAGAGCTTTTCACAGATCGCGATGGCGAACTGATTTCTTCGCTGGTAGTGCAGGATCTGCCACGTGAAGCGCGAGAACCTGATCCGGAGTTGGCTGATATCAAGCATCTGACCGGGAATCACGCTGCACTCTGGCAGTCAATCCGCAGCCGGAAAGCCAAAGGTGAACCGTGTAATGTCTCTGTCATACGTGACGATATTACCGCCCTGTTTGGAGATAACGGCCGCAAAGGTTTGAAACGTTGGCTGGATAAACTGGTTAGGGAAAATATCATCTCCATCGATGATTCAGGAGATATCACGATGATTTAACCCGAAAAGTGCGGCAAGAAATGCGCGCGATGCGCAAAATGCTCATAAAGCATACACTTGCCGCACTTTTTCCATGTATATACGAAGAAAGTGCGCGGATTGGCATTAACTACCCTCAAACCCGCGCCATTACTGGATTTAATGGTTGTGCGGTGCATGTTGGATTGCGCACCTAAGTGCGCGGGGTGAAAGTACGGCAAGAAATGCGCGAGGTGCGCAAGGTGTGTAAGTTAGCAGTACAATATCTTTCTATACGCTAAATGAAGTAACAGGAACGCTCGTGGTTCCTTAAACTAGGTTATGCTTTGAGCAATTGGATAATGTGAGCCGAAAGCAGAGGTAATGCAAAATGATTGCGATGAGAGAAAATACGGTCATGGCCAATATAGGAGGCATGTAAGTTGCGAGAGATAATTTTCTGTATTTTATTATTGGTGGGCAGCGGTTGTTTAGCTTGGTTTTATACGGATCCTCAGTATATATCTAAAACAAAACTCCCTAAAAAATTAAGAGGGGTTAAAAAATTAGTGGTTATTTATAGTCGTTACCTATATAGCGGTGGGCGTTTTAGACGGCTGTTATTTGTTCTGGTTGTTGTTTCATTGTTTTATGTTTTGTTTACAGATTCCTCAAAATATAAATTCATTGAGAACATGGCTTTTTCAGTTATTGCTGCGTTTATTTTTGATACTTTTCTTAACTTTCAGAAAGAACAGTTGCATAAGACCATGGTTTCTAGATTTTGGCAATCTTCTTACAACTCATGCTATGACCGTGAAAAGGTAGTATTAGCATTGTATAGTGAAGGTCGAGCACTACCAATGAAGTTGCAGTTGCATTTACTTCATAGATTGATTTTTATGTCGATCATTTACTCCCAAAATAACGTCACAAAAAAAATCATCTCCCTTCCATGGAGTAGTAATGGAAATGGACTGAAAATGATAGATTTACCCAAGGGCTTTGTATTTGGGGATCTTCTATTAGATTTCATAAGAGAAGATGCTAAATTTATAAACTCATTTTATTTGGATGAAAAGGTTGCAACATCATTTCCAGGTATAAATGATTTATCTCGCCGGTTTAACAATTCATGTCTTATAGCCTTAAGTATGATTGAGACAAAACTTGGGTTAGAAAATGGATGGAATGGAAATGATGAGACTATTAATAAACAGATGAAATTATATTTCAGCGAACGTAAGCAATTTATGAAGCTTTATGAAAAGCTGATTTCTAATTATGGAGTTGTAGGGTGGTAGAGTTTCATCCATTGCTACTAAGTTTTTTATATAGAGCCGGGTTTATCTCGGCTTTTTCATGTTTAACATCATAAAACCTAAAAAAGTGGTAGATAACTCTTTATCAACCATAAAAATAGATCAATACTGTATGTACATCTAGTACATATGGAGATCCAAAAGTGACGAAACAGAAAGCAATGTCGGTATACATCGATGATGAAACCACTTTGATGCTCAATCGGCTACGTGAAGAGGTTCGCCAGCGCTATGAGCTTGAAGGTATTCCCGGTAATGCACCGACCATTGGCTGGCTTGCCCGTTCTCTGCTGCGTGAAAAATTGGGGATAACTCCTGCAAAAATCGACGCGCCCGGTGCGCTGTAAGGCTGGTCTGCAATGGAAATATCACTGTATGAACCGATAGAAGGGATAACGGCGAAACGCTTCCGTGATGCCCTGCAGGTGGCACAAGGCCCGGTAACAGTCGCAATCAATAGCGGTGGCGGAAACGTTACTGACGGAATGGCGATTTTTAACGCCTTACGCGGTTACAAAGGCCATACGGTTGCCCGCATTGATGGTATTGCCGCATCAATGGCGACCATCGTTGCACTTGGAGCTAAACGCGTCGCTATGGCCGATAACGGCTGGTGGATGGTTCACAATCCGTGGGGAGTGATGGCGGGTGAGGCCGGGGATATGCAACGTCATGCGGAAGTGCTGGAAAAAATCGGTAAAACGATGCTGGCCACCTATGTAGCTAAATCCGGTCTTCCCGAGTCAGAAGTAAAGGCCATGATGGATGCTGAAACCTGGTTAACGGCAGCGGAGGCAAAAGAAAAAGGTTTTGTGGATGAAATCTACCCGGCAGAAGGGCAGATGTTCGCGATGGCGCCGGGCTGTGATTCGCTGGTGGCAAAATTTACCCGAACGCCGGAACAACTGCGTGAAGCGATGAAGACCACCAGCCAGCCAGAAAACACAGAGCAGAAAGCAGACGTTCTTTTTGCTGCTTTTGCGGGGCATGAGTGGGCCGCCGGTATCCGGGCTGAGTTTGTGAGCGGCTGCATCACCGAGGCGCAGGCCAGACAAAAAATTCTAACCAATCTGGCTGCGGGAACGACACCGTGTGCCGGACCAGGAGCATATAACGTGTACTCAGGAAACGGGAACATTGTAGGGGACTCAGTTAAGGCGGCATTGCTGGCGCGTACAGGGCTGGAAAAAGCTGAAAAAGATAACCGCTATAACGGTTATACGCTGCGGGAACTGGCGCGAGCTTCGCTGGTGGATCGTGGTGTAAGCGGTATACCGGGCAATCCGCTGGGTATGGTCGGAATGGCGTTTACACACAGCAGCAGTGATTTTGGTGGCATCCTGGCAGACGTTGCGAATAAATCTCTGTTGAAAGGCTGGGATAACTCGCCTGAAACATTCCAGCAGTGGACGAAAAAAGGGACGCTGCCTGATTTCAAAGTATCCCATCGGGCTGGTCTGGACGGCTTCAAGTCGCTGCGAGAGGTTCGCCCGGGGGCTGAATATAAATATGCCACGACCTCAGATCGTAGCGAGCCAATTGCTCTCGCGACTTACGGCGAACTATTCAGTATCGATCGCCAGGCCATCATTAACGATGATATGAGTGCCTTAACGAGCATTCCTCAAAAAATGGGCGCGGCCGCAAGCCGTACGGTCGGGGATCTGGTCTATGCCGTGTTGTTGGGCAATCCCAAAATGGGCGATGGCAAAGCGATTTTCGATGCAGCACATAACAACCTGATGAAGATTGCACTGGATATCCCGGGGCTGAGTGCCGGGCGAAAAGTGATGCGTATGCAGAAGAACGGCGCTGGTGCTGTTCTTAATATCCCGCCACGCTTCCTGCTGGTCCCGGTTGAACTGGAGGATAAAGCCAATCAACTGATTCGTTCCACCTCGTTACCTGAAGCGCAGAACAGCGGGGTATTCAACCCGTATAACGATGCGCTGACTGTAATTACTGAGCCGCGGCTGGATGCTGAAAGTCTTAAGGCCTGGTACATGCTGGCGGGACAGGGAAGACACAATCGAGGTGGCTTATCTGGACGGTATTGAAACGCCATACCTGGAGCAACAGCAGGGCTTCACCGTTGATGGTGTAACGTTCAAGGTACGTATCGATGCGGGAGTTGCCCCACTTGACTGGCGCGGCCTGGTGAAGTCGGAAGGGGCTTAATGAATTCTGGTGGTAATCCTTTGGCGGTCTTCGGGCCGCCTTTTTTACGGGTCCTCCTGGCGATTATGTACACCGAGGGGGCGGCGACACGCGGAAAACAGCTGATTTTTCGCATTTTATGCGTGCAGCAGCGACAGGTTAACTAACTGAAAAATAATGATTCAGGTTGCTTTTGCTGCAAAAGTGACCGTGCAGCAGAGGTAAGAATGAAACTGAGTAAAACGCAGGTAAATGTTACGCAACTGGCGGAGCTGGTGGGCATGAACCGAAACCTTGTTGCCCGGCGTCTGCGTGATATGGAGCTGGCTGGCGGTAATGGTGAAAATCTCAAGTTGTACGAACTGGGGCCAGCGCTTCAGGTATTACTGACACCATCAATGAAAGAAAATGGTGAGATGTCACCGCAGGACCGAAAAGCCTGGTATCAGTCAGAAAATGAAAGACTGAAATTTGAAGCAGCCTCACGGGAATTGATTCCTGTAGAGGAAGTGGTCCGCGAATATGCCTCACTTGCGAAAGCGGTCGTTATGGTGCTGGAAACACTGCCAGATATTCTGGAACGCGACTGTGCTCTTACACCAACAGCCGTTACACGTGTTCAAGTCATTATTGACGATCTAAGGGATGAAATGGCGAGAAAAATTTCCGAAAGTGATTCATGTGATGCTTGGCCATCTGCAAAGAGCTAATGACTGCGATAATCAACCATTGTATAAGAGCATTATCTTCTTAATTTCGTTGATAGTAATGGGGCTGTAAGATGAAAGATAGGATTACAAATGATCGTAAACATCCTAACCATTGGTTTAATCAGGCTTCAAACCTTAGGGCTTCCGCTCATGTTCTTTGGTTAACTATGCAATCAAATAGTTTACAAAAAGAAATGGGATATGATGATGGCTTCTCTTTGAAGGTTGCATGCTATCCAGTCTATGAAATGCTCTGTGGGTTAGCGTTAGAGTTAATTCTTAAAGCTGTTATTGTTCAAAAAAATAAACCAGTTCCAAATAGCCATAATTTAAATCACCTAGCTAGTATTGCTGATATTAAAATCAGCAAGAAAATCGTGGGGTTGCTGAATTTTTATACAGAAGTGATTGTCTGGTCGGGTCGCTATCCTATCCCTCGGAATTGTGATGATGAGAAACTGACAAATTATTGGGAATTAGTTTCGAATACACTGACAGAACCTGTAGAAAATGTCGGGACTTTGCAAATTCGTCGTGGCAATGGCGCATCCGACTGGGATAATTTTAATGAGATTTTTACTTTAGTTATGAATGATTTTAAGTTCGATGTTTAAGGGAACATTCTGATTACAAGCTTTGAATTACAGCGGATTGAGTTTGTAGGGTTAACCTCTAAAGGGTGGCCCGACTTTCGTCGGGCCGAGCTTGATACGCTATAAGTGGCGTAGAAGGATCATTAGGGCTACTGAACTTAGCAGAGCTACCAATGGTGCAATACCACCGGTAGTCAATGCGGTGAACAGGCCAGAAAAAACCATTACACGCACTGACAGCAGGTCTGAGCCCTTCGGGAAGTTGATCATGCTAACTCCTTAAAAGGTTCTTGCCGTCTGCTTGATGAGATGGGGGCAAGAATTACAGACCCGTGGCACTTTCATCTTTAGAAGCAGTTACTCCGGCTGCCACGACCCAACTGCACGTTTAGGCTTTTAGCCAAATCGTTACTCCATAATACCTAGCTAAAGTATCCTATAGGTATCCTGGAAAATTTCAAAACAACTTAATTTAATGCAAGTCATTGATAAATTGGTGGCCCCTGCTGGACTTGAACCAGCGACCAAGCGATTATGAGT